AAACTTAGCTCCATTGAGTGCCATGATATCTGCTGTAAGATTGCACAAATCGTCGTTGTCGGTGGGGTACGGAGAAGCGCTCTCATCAGTTTGTCTAACCTCACTGACGACAGACTCCGACGATGTAAGTCAGGACAGTGGTGGCAAGACAATCCTCAACGTGGTCTAGCCAACAACAGCGCATGTTACACAGAGAAGCCAGACTTTGAGGCATTTTTAAATGAGTGGAAAAGTTTATACGAGTCCCGCTCCGGAGAACGTGGTATGTTCTCTAGAGTCGCAAGTCAAAAGCAAGCTGCAAAAAACGAGCGACGAGACGCTACCTATGATTTTGGAACTAATCCATGTAGCGAAATCATCCTCCGACCCTATCAGTTCTGTAATCTATCAGAAGTTGTTGTCAGGGCAACCGATGACCTTTCAGACCTCAAACGAAAAGTACGTGTTGCGGCTATCCTTGGGACTCTTCAGGCTACCCTGACTGACTTCCGCTACTTACGTAAAGTGTGGCAGAATAACACAGAGGAAGAGGCTTTGTTGGGCGTGAGCCTCACAGGTATCATGGACCACCCTGTGATGTCAGGAAGAGGAGACAAAGATGAATTACGAGAGTGGCTGGAGACGCTTAAAGGAGAGTGTGTTTCTACTAATGCTATTTGGGCTGACAGGCTTGGCATCAATCGCAGCACTGCTATTACTGCTGTTAAGCCCTCTGGTACTGTTAGTCAGTTGGTTGATAGCGCTTCGGGAATACATCCAAGGTATGCGGAGCAGTACATCCGACGGGTCAGAGCAGATGCAAGAGACCCCCTCTGTCAAGTCTTAGAGGCCGCAGGAGTGCCTGTAGAGGACGACGTAATGTCACCCACTACCAAGGTATTCTCCTTCCCTATAAAATCCCCTGAGGGGGCTGTGGTGGCCTCTGAGATGGGTGCAATGGAACAACTTGAGCTATGGGAGATTTATCAGGATCACTGGTGTGAACACAAGCCGTCCATGACGTGTTACTACCGTGACGATGAGTTTCTTGAGGTAGGCCAATGGTTGTATAACAAGTTCGACAAGATAAGTGGAGTCTCGTTCCTCCCTTATTCCGAACATACGTACCAACAGGCCCCTTATGAACCCATAGACTTAGAGACCTATGAGAAGCTGAAGAAGGAGTTTCCTGAGTCCATCGACTGGACAATCTCAGAAGACTCCGACATGACGGAAGGGTCTCAGCAGTTAGCCTGCACGGGCAACAACTGCGAGTTGTAACTTACGGGGGCCTTAGCGCCCCCTTTCTTCTTCTTCTACTGCTAAATTACCTAACAACAGACCACCACCAGCGGACCTCATTTGTTCCGCTCTTAGTGCCTCTTTACTTGGCTCCAAAGCAGCCAGTTCTTCTAGCATTCCTTTAGCCGTTTTACCAGAGTCAGTGCCGACGCCCACATTAGGGTTTTTAGCTTGTGAAATACCAGCGACTCCTCTGGCTTTGGACTTCATTACGTCTAAGTTTCTGACGTTTTGAGTCATCGGAGGCGTCACAGCTACCAAACGATGCGGTATAATTTTCTTCATCATGTCCAAAGCAGGAACAGCACCTCCAGTGCCTCTTTGTATTTTAGAAGCAAGGTTCTCGTATAAGTTATGTTCATCAGACATGACGCCTGTCATAGTGCCGTTTGGTTTTACTTTGACTAAGTAATTGATCCCGCCTTCAGTAATCGCAGAACCCGCACGAGAACCAGTTATCCACAAGCCGTTTTCTTTGCTTGTAGCGTCAGCGACCCTGAATATAGCCCGTTGTGCTGCTAAAGCTGCGTTTTTGTCTTCAGCTGTTGCACCCTTAGCTTTTGCTTTGTCTGCTAATTTACTGGCCTTTTCAATACTTTTCTCAGAGAGTTTACGCATTTCCCTCTCTAGCTCTTCATAAGGAACTTCTGTTCTGTCTCTGAATAGCTTCTTAAGCGGAGCAACATAGGGCGCGTTGTACATCACGTCATTGTAGTGTTTACCCGTGACTGACGCACCTCCAGCACCGGGTGCTTTTATGACTAGCTTAGTGTCCTTACCTTTTGCAAAAGGGACCTGAGCGCCTGTTGCGTCAGGCTCTTTCCAGACTCTGCCAAAGTGTTCCTCAAATATCTCTAGGTCTTTGTCAGACACATTGACTCTACGGCCTGTGCCTGTTTTTGTAGCCGTGATGCCCTTGTCTTTTATCTGACGCTTGTAGTCTCCTACTTTGTAAGAAGAAGCAGGTACAAAATCAGACAACTCTTCCATACGCAGAAGCACGTCTGCTACTTGACCTTCTCTACCCCCCTGTGCCCTGATCCTAGACAAGTACTGTCCAGTGTTGGCTATACCTACGTGCATGGGGTTGGGACTTCTTTGGTCAGGCATTCGCGGTTTTTCGGCTTCTCTGAGTTGATTACGCGCCAATTCTTGAGACCTCCGTGTAGCCCCTGTTTCTCTGTAGAGCGCCCTTGACGCGGGGTTTAAACGGTCCCTAATAGTAACAGCAGTATTCTTTGGTAGATAAGCAGCTGTAGCCAAACCCGGAGTTGTGCCGTAGAATCCGGGAATTACATTGTCTGCGCTAGACAGGGACATTCCTCTGCCGGACAAAGGTCCAGTCAAGGCGTCCATGGCTTGTGATCCTTTTTTAAGTAAGCCAGCGCCTACAATATTTGCTGGGGTTCTTGCTTCATTTAAAACTAAATTAGGGAGCGCCATAGCATCAACTTGTGTTTTACGGGGGGCAGTCATAGGTATACCTTCCGACCCAGCGTAAACAGGAACAGGAAGAGACCCTAAAATATCAGAACCACCTACAGGATTAAACAAAGATCCTACGGCTTGTTTTAGTCTCTGAGTACGTTGTTGTTCAGCCTCGCGTTGTTCTGTGCTTCGGCCTTCTCTTAACGCTCTGTTTAACTCAAGGATATCACTGCTCATTCTCAGGCTCCTCGTTAATGTCCGCAAGCATCTGAGCCAACATAACTTTGTCAGCCCGTAGTGTAGCTAAAGTCTCTGTCGCTACGTTACCGCTGTTAATCATCTTGTCCGTAGCCCGAATTAGCTCTCTGACGATTTGTGTTCTTCTTCTTTTGCGAGACAGTCGAGCAACACCCATACCTACACCAGCGCCGCCTATCATCTGCCCAATTATTGGGAAGCCAGCCAAGGCAGACGCTCCAGCACCTGCCGTAGCAGCGATAGCGAGAGGAGTAGTAGGAAAACGTAGACCAGACGCATCTTCAATACCTTTCATTGTACGACCAACTAATGTCTGATTTATGGCCCTACCTGCTTTAACATCAAGCAGATTTTTGGCTCTAAACAACATGGACATACCGTTGATAAGTTTATAGGCTTCGTCATCAGGCATCAACTTAAGAAATGCTTGGTTCAATTCGTCCCGTACGTACTTACCTGCTACTTCTTTTGCGTTAGATAAGTCAGGATTTTCAAGACCTGCCGTAGGCTTCTTACGAAATATCTGTTTGTCAAGAGCGCGTCGGACTTCAAGAATGTCTCTGGCTGTAATGTTGCCATCGTTTGCTCTGTCTTTAAGTCTTTTGATAGCGGTGTCAATAAACAGGTCTACTTTTTTCTGTGCATCTGGCATCAACTCAACGTAGTCATCAAGATCACGAAAGCCTGCTTTAAGTTCTTCCAAAGAGTCAGCTAGGTTTTGCACCTGAGTCACAGGATTTTGAGATCTATTAATGTAACTCTGTAGGTCAGCTTCGTGTTTAGCTAGTTGACCGTCTACGACCTTTGCGTTTACTGCCGGGTTGCGGTCACCTTTGTAGTCTGGCAGTGTCTGTAGATAATCAATTACATTTTCTTCAGATGGCGAAGGCATGTACACGTTACGATTCATGGCCCCTACAGGTTCCACAGTTCCCGGTGCCTTAACGTAGTCTTCAGGCAATAGACTGTCTGCAATGGCCTTGCGTTCTTCTTGCAGACGAGCTTCTGTGGCCTCTGTTGTGACTCTCCGCATATACTCTGGAGTAACTCCGGGCCTACTAAAAGTAGGAGTTCTAGGGCCAAGAGGACTGACGTTAGCTATAATTTCAGCTGCGGTAGCCTCCTCTGGATACGCTTGAGCTAACTCACCTAACTTCTCTACACCACGCTTAATGTCAGAAACTTCGTACGACTCTGAGACAAACTCTTGAAGCGCTTCAGGAGCGTATCTTTTGTAAGCTTCTCCTGCTACTGCTCCTACTGTTTCTCCAGCAGCGCCGACACCAGCAGCAATATTAGTGGCTGCTCTAAATTGACCGGGAAGCCTATCAAGGTCTCTCCCAAGGTCTCTGTAACGCTCACGGGTCTCCATAAAACGCTGAGGCGTTTCTGCAATCATTCCCCGCATACTTTCTTGCTGACGAGGGCGTGGAGGAGTTACGGTAAAGATTTCTCCATTAACAATACCAATGACTTCTCCAGTCTCTTTGTTGGTGGCAGTCTTGAGCGGCAACCATTGTTTACCGTCCCAGTATATTTTTTGTCCTGTCTGTGGATTAGTCGCTGTCTTCATGTCTTAGTCCACCACGTCCACTTTAAAACCTTTGGGAAGCACTGCTTCTGCTTCTTCTGGCTCCTGCGGCATAGTTATAGGCATATACGTAGTCATATTGTTTTCACCTAATTGTTTGGCAGTAGTTCCTCTCACGTCGTTGTATAGTTCTATTGTTTTAACAAAACTTGATCGTTGTATTTCCAAGATTTTTAACAAAGCTTCTGCTTGGAGTCTTATGTCTCCTCCCTTTTCAATAATCGCGTACTCTCTATCTGCATCTGACACACCAGATCCTGAGCCAAAGTCTTTAATATCTTGTCTAACAAGCGTTGCTGTTTCAGAAATGTAGGTCTCAGCGTTAGTAATTTCTGGATCATAAGGTCTGCCCAGTGCTTCACCAACACGTCTTAAGGTTAACTCTACACCAGCTAAAATACCTGTAGGCATTCCTCCTTCTAGTTTAGCGCGTTGACGGTCAACAATATTAATATTTTGTAAAGCTTTTTCAGCTTTTTCTGCTAACTTAATAAAATTAGCTACATTGGCCTCTGCCATTTTTTCTCGACCTACTTGTTGGCTAGTGTCTACAATCTGCTGTATAACATTTGGAGCTTTGCGTACCAATCCAAGTTCGTTGGCTTTAACGTAAGTATCAGTCTGGTCATTATAGACTAAACCAAAGTCGTTTACGTTTACAGCCTTAATGTTACCGTTTACGTCCTGCCAAGCCTCTAACTTACCTGTGCGGCCTTTGAGCAAAGCGTCTGCTTCGTCAGCCGACAACGGACCCATAGCAGTAATTTGAGCAGGAGTAAACCCAGCCATCTTCAGACGTGCTTTGATAACCTGTGGGTTGTCCAAAGGCAGCTGCTCAATTTGAAACGCTCGTACGTCTTTGCTAATCCCTCGTAGCTCGTCCATGTCAGTAGTAGCTCGTGCAGTCGCTGCTTGCTCCGTAAGTCCTGCTGCTTCTGCTGCTACTGCTACTTGCTCTTGGAAAGTAGAAAGCTGAGTTTGCGCTGTTAGTTGCGCCTGTAAATCACGCGCTGCTTTTGCAAACTTTGCTGCGTTTGCCATGTCCCCTTGTGATTGATAAAACCGCGCTAATTCAGCCAAACCCTCTGGTGTATTAGGGTCCATTTGAGCCAGTTGTTGACGCTGTTGTTGCATCTGTTGTTGCTGCCTAAGTTGTGCAGGAAGCTGTGCCGCTTGTTGTGCAGCAGTAAACAACCCCTGCCCAAAAGCAGGAGTAGCCATTTGTCTTAAAAACTCTTGTGAAAACTTAGCCATTAGGTTGTACCTCGTCCTAGTAATGCTCCTAAACCAGCAATCGCGTCTGTTAAACCAGTATTGCTTGTTCTAGGGGTCAAAGCTCCTTGTAAAAGACCAGTGCCTGTTTGACCCAAAAGGTTAGCTCTTGCTTGTTCTGCAATTAACTGCGCCTCAAGACCTGACATAGTTGCTTCGCCAAACAAACCAGCACCCTGTAGTTGCGCCTGTTGTTGCAAAGCTGCCAACTGCTGTGCAGGCTGAGTAGCTGCCATAAGCTGTTGTTGTGGTATGTAGCCAGACCCAAGGAACTGCTGCCCTAACGCTGCTTGTTGCATTTGTTCTGCTTGTGCTTGCTGCATAGCACCCAACATAGCTCTGTTACGGGCTTCTTCTTGTGCTGTTGCTAATGCTAGTTGCTCAGGTGTAGCACCGCCGTAAGTTGCTGATGATGTTCCTAGCCTACCTTGAGACAACAAACGCTCTTCCAAGGCTAGACGTTGACGTTCTTCATCAGGTCGTTGAGTTCTACGCATACGCTCAAAGATGGCTTGTTCACGGGCTTCTCTAGGCTGTACTGCTTGACCAAAAAAATTACCAGCACCGCCCAAAAGCTGCTGTTGAAGCATTTGCTCTTGAGGAGACAAACCCATAGTGGTTTCAATACCGCCTTCAGGAGTTACTCTAGTGCCTAGATCAGCCCCAGTAGCAGTAGTCACGGTAAACGGTCTAAACTGTGTCTGCTCTAGTTGCGTAGCCGCAAGTTCCTCAGCGCCTGTTCTGGCTTGTCTACCTATGTCGCTGAGACGCCCATAGGCTTCGCCTGTTAATAGTCCACCGACAACACCCGGAAGCAAAACGTCAGGCTGCATTAGGTACGAACCAAGACCTCCTAACATATCTAAGAAGTTTCCTGAGCTTTCCTCTGTTGTTGGTGGTTGTTCTTCTAGAAAATGGCCGGGCATGTCTTACTCCTTTAAAGCAGCTTTCCTATCAAAGCCATTACGTTAATCTCCTGTAGTGACAAAGACGACCCGTCAATTTCTGACTCTAAACCGACTTGTACACTTGTTCCATATCCGGTGGCGTTAAGGCTACGTTGATTTGTTAACGCACCACCTGTAAATTCTACTGTTGTATACTCATTTTCACCGTAAAAACCAGTAATTTGGTTGCCTACAGTAAATTCTGTTGTTGCGTATGTTGTGTCGAAGTCGTACGCCCACTTCATAAATACTGTTGCGTTGTTGGCACCCACCAATGTTGGCTTCAACTTCTTTAAAATCTTGATTCTAGAGCTATCGCCAAACGTCAAACTTGGGCTGTAGTAACGAAAGCGATAACCAAGGTTGTTGTCTTTAAATCCTTCGTACTTGCTAATTCCGTTGGATGTGCCTATTTGCAAGTCACCGTTTTCCAATCTGGTATAAGCAGTAAAGCCAGTAGAAGGCCATCGAGTTGTTCTATAGGACCCGTTTTCTAACGTGCCTCTAACATCAAAACAGTACGTTATGTCCTGTCCAGTAAAGGTTAGCAAGTAAAAGCCCTCCTCAGGACTGTATACCGATCTAAAAAACTCTGTCTCATTTTGTAGTGAAGCAATAATGTCTTTAGTAATGTTACCAGACAAACTGCTGATAGGCATTGACTTTTCTTGTATT